ATGGCGGCTCCTGCAACACTGACAGAACTCAGCGTGGCGTGCAGAAGACCCGCGGACGTCCTGCCTGTGCCTTGTATCTTTTGTGGTTGCTTTTTGACTTTGGATGATAAGAAAGCCTTTGAGAGAAAGGCATTGAAGCTAATTTGGAAACAGAGGGTTCCATTTGGTACTTGCAGCAAGTGTTGTGCTGAAAGAGCTCAGGCAGACTGCGTAGAGCACACTAGGTGCACGTTGGAGGGGGAGGGTGTTAGGATCTTTGCAGGAACCCATTTAGGAGAGGTGATTGTAAGGTGCAGATGCTGCCTAGGGCTGCTGTCATTGAGGGAGAAGCTAGAAGCTGAGGAAAGAAGGGAGCCTTTTTTGTTAGTAAGAAGGTGCTGGCGCAACACATGCAAAGATTGTCTACTTAAGCAAGAATGATTGGGCTTGAACCTACAACCAAACAGCTAGATTTAAAATTAGATGAACTTGTACTTCCACAAAACCTTTTATCAGCAGAATCTCTGGACACGGAAGAGGAGGAGTCTGACCCAGAACCTGTGCATTATAGGGTTGTCACCCAGTGTGACAGGTGTGACGGCCGTTTGAGGCTGTTTGTCAGGGTTGAGCAGCAGGAGCAGATACACCATCTGCACAATCTGCTTTTAAATGGGCTTTCTCTAGTGTGTCCAGGGTGCGCTAAAGACCTGAACCATGGCAGACGTTGATGGAGGTAACGAATCCGATGGGGATGGGGGGTGGTTTTTGGTTCGCGAGTGTGATTGCGCGGAGGATGATACGGAGGAGGATGCTTTAGAGCAGTTGTTTGATGGGGATACAGACACTGATGTAACTGATTTGATTGATGACACTGACTGTGCTCAGAATGTAAACCATGCGGCGTTGTTGCATGCCCAGCTGTTAGAAGCTGACAGGCAGGCACTGGGTGATCTAAAGCGAAAGTACTCAACACCCAGCCCTAAATCTGTTGTGGATCAGGACTTAAGTCCACAACTGCAAGCTGTGTCACTGTCGCCGAGGAAGAGACACAGCAAGCGGCGACTGTTCGATGACAGTGGTATAGCAAGCTCCTATGAAACTCCAGCTGTTTTTGCGCCGAGCGGCCAGGTACCTGAAAGCCAAAATGGCGGCTCTGCAGAGGGAGTTACAGCAGCTATTAATACTAGTCATAGCGAGTCTACCTTTATGGCCAGGTTTAAAGACCTGTTTGGCCTTCCATTTAAGGAACTTACAAGGCCATTTAAGAGTGACAAAACATGCTGTAGTGACTGGGTTATAGCCTTGTTTGATGCTAAGGAGGAACTAGTGGAAGCTGCAAAAACCCTGCTTCAATCTCTGGGTGACTTCTTTATAATGCAGTCATGTCAGGGGTTTGGGCTAACTATAACAATGCTGTTAATATGCTTTAAGTGTGCTAAGAGCAGGGAAACGCTGCTTAAGCAATTGTCACAGATGTTTGCTCTGCCAACCAGTAGCATTAAGGCTGACCCTCCAAAAAATAGAAGTGTCCCTGTGGCATTGTACTTTTATAAATCTACTATGTCAGGCTCTACATATCAGTTTGGTGACCTTCCTGATTGGCTTGCCAAACAGCTGTCACTGTCTCATCAAACCGGGTCAGAGAATTTTGAACTTTCTAAAATGGTGCAGTGGGCATATGATAATGATTACAAAGATGAAGCCAGCATAGCCTTTTTTTATGCTCAGGAGGCAGACAATGATGCCAATGCAGCTGCTTGGCTAAAGCACAATGGTCAAGCTAGGTTTGTCAAAGATTGTTGTCAAATGGTAAGGCTATACAAAAGGCAGGAAATGAAGCAGATGACCCTATCTCAGTGGGTGTCACACTGCTGCAACAAAACCCCGGAGGAAGGGGACTGGAGGGACATAGCCAAATTTCTAAAATTTCAGGATGTAAATTTTCTGCACTTTTTGGGAGTGATGCGCCAGTTTCTAGCTCATACCCCTAAGAAAAGTTGTCTTTTGATATATGGACCTCCAGACACCGGGAAGTCCACATTTTTGCATACTCTGGTCCAATTTCTACAAGGGGCAGTCATATCATTTGTGAATTGTAAAAGCCACTTTTGGCTAATGCCTCTTGTAGATGCCAAGGTGGGCTTTCTAGATGATGCAACCCACCTGTGCTTTCAATATATGGATCAGCATATGAGGTGTGCATTTGATGGGTATCCAGTGTCAGTAGATTGTAAGCACAGGGTTCCCACACAAATTAAAATGCCTCCTATGCTGATGACATCCAACCTGAATATATATGATGACCCTTTGTACTTTTACTTGCAGAATAGAATAACAGGTATTCCTTTTCATAGAAAGTTCCCCTTTAATGAAGATGGTTCTCCTTGTTTTTCCTTAACTGTTGGTAGCTGGAGATCCTTTTTCAAAAAACTACATCAGCAGTTAGGCCTTGAGGAGGAAGACTTCAGTCAGGATGCAGAACCTACGCATACGTTACGATGCAGTGCAAGAAGCCCTGTTCGCACACTATGAACAAGGGAGCAAGAGTCTGAATGACCAAGTGTCCTATTGGGAACTGAGACGAAGGGAAAGCGCCATCCTGTATTGGGCTAGAAAAAATGGCATTTCAACGCTTGGGTTCCAGCCGGTGCCCAGCTTGCAAAGTAGTGAGGCAAATGCAAAAAGTGCTATAGGGATGAGCTTGACTTTGCAGTCCTTGCTTGCATCACCCTTTGGACAAGAACCATGGACATTGCCAGAGACTAGTTTAGAAATGTGGAACACACCACCTAAGAACTGCATGAAAAAGCATGGTTTTACAGTGGAAGTGCATTTTGACAATGACCCTGAGAATGCATTTCCATATACATGTTGGCAGAGCATATACTATCAGGACGCTGAGACCAATGAGTGGGTTAAAACCTCAGGGAAAGTAGCCCATGATGGCATGTATTATGAGGACAAGGATGGAGAACAGGTGTATTTTTGCCATTTTGAAACAGACGCCAGTCGCTTTAGCACCAGAGGCATATGGAGAGTTTTGTATAAGAATGTCTGCTTGTCTGCCTCTGTTTCTAGCTCGGGATCCGGTGCCCCGGCCGCCGGCGGCTCCAACACCGGGCCCTGGTGGGGACAGGATTGGCCCGAGGCCCCACAACCCGCAGGACCCCAACCAAGCGCCGCCTCCTCAACCAGACACTCGCGGGGATCGCCAGAGCCCAGGAGGAGGGGAACAGGGTCCAGGGGACGAGGAGGACGAGGACGAGGACGAGGACGAGGATCGTCCGCCTCCCCCTCCGCCCCCGCCTGCCGCTTGCAACTGCCAGGGCCGGACACCCCAGAGGGAGAGGGATCGGAGGAGGAGGAGGAGGGGCCGTGCGAGGCTGAGGTTCCAAGGTCCAGAGGGAGGGGAGGAGGAAAAGGCCCACTACGAGGAGGCAGGGGAAAAAGACCCAGACGAGGAGGACCCTCACCAACCACCTACAGAGGAAGAGAAGGAGAACAGTCCACCTCACAAACCTGCACCCCTCCGGCGCCCATACTACAGCCCTCCACCGGGTCCACTGGGGGACTCTACAGAGGACGACGACGAGGGCCCTGCCTCTCTCCTGAAGGATCTTGGTCGAAAGTGGGGTGCAGACCTCGACGCTCTTCATCACAAGATCTGGGGGGACCTGGAGAAGCTTCGGGACAGACTGGGCGCGTCCCAATAGTTGTTGTAAAGGGTGAATGTAATGCCCTTAAGTGTTATCGCCTGAGACTACGCAGGCGACACCGTCACACATTTGACTTTATCAGCACAGGGTTTGGGTGGATTGGCGGGGAGGGCCGCAAGGTGGGCAGACAGCGGATGCTGATTGCCTTCTCAGGGTACGATCAAAGAGACTTTTTTCTGGGACACGTGAAAATCCCAAAATTGATGGACGTGTCCCTTGGTGAACTTGACTCCTTATGAAGTCTGTTTATTGAAGCAGAGTTCCTGTAACTGTTGTACAGTGTCCTTGTAAATAACCCCTGGTTTTGTATATAGACCCTTTTTGTACATACCTCAGCAATGTGTGCAATGCAATATTAGTCACTTATAGCATTTACTTATAGAAAGAGGCATAGGTTACATAGGTAGGATAAGTTAGCATATAGCATAGAGACACCACGTACAATACTCTGATGCAAGGCTGTTGTGTGTTTACATAGGTATTACTTGTTAGGTTAATAGATAGTACTGTAGTGTTAAGACGGGGGGCGGGGGGGCACATATCTGGGCATTATTTTTGATAGGGGATATTTTTATACTCATTTTTTTATACTTTTTGTAGTTAAAAGCATGCAGTTTTCAACGATGTGGGTGTAGGGTTTATTTTTCTTTAGGACAAAACCATTCGCTCAGTGGTCTGTATCAACAACACCATATTTAGTCTCAGTAGTCAATTCCTCAGTGTCATTGTGTCGTACATACATTTTGTGCAAAAGCAACCTAAAGAACAGCAACTTTAAGAACACCATTCACAACATCAAGTTATCCTGAAAGCAACTTCAATTGCCGTTACCTAGACAACAGTAAGCCTAGTAATAAAATCTGAAAAAAGCATATAAAGGAGAAAATAAAAAAGGTTATGGAGAACTAGAAATAAGACAAAGAAGCCAGCACTTACTAACATCATACTAACCACCTAATAACTTCAAACATCTCTGCGGGCTCTCATTTCCACACTTCCCTCTTTTTTTTCCTCTCTTACTCTTCCCTCTCAAACACAACCATGCAACAACAACAAAGGTCCAAACGAACCAAGCGTGATTCTGCCGCCAATCTCTACCGCCATTGTCAAATTGGTGGAGATTGTATACCTGATGTGGTCAATAAAGCCGAAAATAAAACCACGGCTGATAAGATCTTACAGATTGGTTCCTCTGTAATTTATTTGGGTGGTCTTGGAATAGGGACTGGGAAGGGAACAGGTGGGGCTACAGGGTATCAGCCAATTGGAGGTCGGGTGCCAGCTACCGGTCGTCCAGCTGTACCCAGGCCGGCCATAGCGGTTGACCCCCTTGGGCCAATTGATGTGGGGGGTCTGGGACCCTCTGTCACTGCAGAGGCACCATCGGTGGTTCCCCTCCTTGAGGCTGATGTCACCGTTGACCCGGAGGTAACCATTAGCACTGACCCTGGTCCAAATGTCATTGTCCACGAAGTGGAGGTGCACCCACCACCTGGCAATCCCACAGTGGCTACCGGGTCCTCTGAAGATGGCTCTGTGGCTATACTAGAGGTGGGTAGCAGTTCTGGTGCGTCTGCAGACCGTGGCGGACATGCTGAAAGTGTCACAAGCACATCCCTGCATGCAAACCCCTCCTTCAATACCATCATACATAGCACCCCTACTCCTGGTGAAGCATCTGCAGCTGAGAGTGTGGTGGTTTCCTTCCCAGACATAGGACATGTAGTGTCTCATGCATCCTTTGAGGAAATACCGCTGCAATCTTTTGGGCCCTCTGAATTTGAAATAGATGAGGGTCCTCTCACTAGCTCTCCTTTTGAAAGGTTTGCAAAGAGAGCCAGACAACTATATCACAGGACTGTGCAACAGAATCCTGTTACCAGCTCCCTGTTTATCAGTAGGCCATCTTCCCTGGTACAGTTCACAAACCCGGCCTTTGAACCTGACCCTGACATCACCCTGACCTTTGACATTGACCCGGAAACTGTGCGTGCAGCTCCCGACCCAGATTTCAGAGATGTGCACACTCTAGGTCGAGTGCAATATGGACGGGCGCCAGGGGGAAGGGTCAGGGTTAGCAGGCTGGGTTCAAAGGCCACTATGAAGCTGCGCAGTGGTACGCACACAGGTGGAAGGACGCACTTTTTCTATGACATCAGCAGCATCGCAGCTCCAGAGCCTGAGAGTATTGAGCTAAGCATCACAGGAGAACACTCTGGACAGCAGGTCATTGTTTTAGACAGTACTGACCACGCAATAATAGACTCAAGCAGCTTCGAGGGGAATTTGCTGTTCCCTGATGAGGAACTTTTGGATGACTACGAGGAGGACTTTAGTCATGGTCAGCTGGCCATCGCAACCGGCCGTGGTCGCACACGTGTGGTCCCTGCGTCACACAGAGAGTCACCTAAGGCCTATGTGATCATTGATGCCCCCGGACAAGCTGTTGTTGTTGCACATCCTGACTCCTCAGACACTCAACCTTCTGTTATTCCATCTGTGCCTGTGCTTCCTGTCACGCCCACTGTCTGGGGTGACATTTTCAGCAACTTTGACCTTCACCCTGGATTACTGAAAAGAAAAAGGAAAAGGCATCCATGGCACTTTTAACTGTTTTTTTTCCAGATGTCTGCGGCTTCATACTGGGTTCCTCCTCAAGGAAAACTTTACCTTCCTCCACCAAAGCCAGTAACAAAAGTACTGGAAACTGATGCATATGTAAAATCCACAAATATCTACTACATTGGAAGCAGCGAAAGACTCCTTACTGTTGGTAATCCTTTTTTTGAAGTCAGGGACCATGAAAAGGTCACTGTACCTAAGGTGTCAGGAAACCAGTACAGGGTTTTTAGAGTTTTGCTTCCCGATCCCAACAAGTTTGCTTTACAGGACCCCACAATTTATAATCCTGATAATGAAAGGCTTGTGTGGCGCCTGGTAGGCCTGGAAATTGGAAGAGGAGGACCGTTAGGATTTGGAAACACAGGTAATCCATTACTTAACCGTGATCAGGATGCTGAAAATTCCTCCAAGTACACAACTAACCAGGAACAAGATGAAAGGTCAAACATTGCTGTGGACCCCAAACAAACTCAAATGTTTGTGGTTGGATGCACACCATGCCAAGGCACACACTGGGACATCGCTAAGCACTGTGCAAACAAGGAGCCACAAAAAGGAGACTGCCCTCCCATCGAGCTTGTTTCAACATTCATTGAAGATGGACAAATGTGTGACATTGGATATGGAGCACTCAACTTCAAGGACCTTGATGACAGCAAGGCAGGAGTGCCTATGGACATTGCTTTCACCACATGCAAGTGGCCGGACTTCTTAAAAATGAACAATGACACATATGGTGATAGCTGTTTCTTCTTTGGAAAGAGAGAGCAGGTGTACTGTAGGCATATGTTTATTAAAGGTGGCATTGCAGGGGAAACTGTTGCAAACAAAAGTTTTCCACAGGGTGCATCTCCCAGAGACACCAACCCCACTAATGCAAACTGGTTTGGAACACCAAGTGGTTCTCTTGTAACAAGTGACACGCAGCTGTTTAACAGGCCATACTGGCTGTCCAGGGCTCAGGGACGCAACAATGGAATTTGCTGGAGGAATAATTTGTTTGTCACTGTGGTGGACAACACAAGGAATGTAAACTTTGGCATAACTAAATACACGCAGGACAGTGAACAAACATATGATGCTAAACACTACAAGCATTATGCTAGACACGTGGAGGAATATGAGCTGTCATTTATTGTTGTCCTCTGCAAAATCACTCTGGACCCTGACATCTTGTCCATGATCAATACCATGAACCCTGCAATATTAGATGAGTGGAATTTAGGTTTTGTGCCTCCTCCTGTCAGTGGTCTTGAAAGCACATACAGATTTATTGACTCCTTAGCAACTAAGTGTCCAGATCAGGTGGAGCCTAAGGAAAAGGAAGACCCTCTGGACAAGCTGAACTTCTGGATTGTGGACCTTAAAGAAAAGCTGTCTATGGACCTTGAACAGCACTCTCTGGGACGAAAGTTTTTATCACAGACTGGCATTCAGAGAAGGTCAACACTCCGTGCATTGAAGAGACCCTCTTCTTCAACAAAAAGAAGCGTTGCAAAAAAGAAAAAAAGAAATTAAAATAAAGTGTTTGTCTCTGTGTTATTTATTCAATAAATTTTCCATGCTGCTCATCCCTTTAGTCATGCTTGACATGTATGTTCATGAGTAAGTTGCGCGCCTTTCCAAGCCATTCAAAAAATATTTGGCAGATCCGCTTGGCACGAAAAAACAGCCGCACCCGGGGATTATGTGTGTTAGTGTACCAGGCTCACCCTTTAAAAGCCCAGACTTGCCTGGAACATCCATTGTCCAGACCTAATCCTTTAATCCCTTAAAAGCACCTAAAGAGGTTTGTTTTTTTTTTTGTTGAACACACCTCAACCGAAACCGGTTGTCTGCCTGCCAAGGACCGATATCGGTTGCTTTCAAAAACAGTAAGTAGGTGATTGTTGCCAACTATCATGAAAAGTTTGATGTTTGAACCTGTACCGTTCCCGGTGCTTTGTATAAAAACTTTGGGGATGCAGCCCAAAATTGGACCAC